ACAGACTTAACTTACAACGCAACTACCAACGCCCTTACAAGCGGAATTAGTGGTGGAACTTTTTCTTAAATATGGTAAAATTCACGCATAAAAGGACTTAATCATGGCACAAGCAGGATATACCCCAATCTCTCTTTACTACAGCACAACCGCGTCGGCACAGCCTACCTCGGGTAATCTTGTTGCGGGTGAACTAGCGCTTAATACGCTTGACGAAAAGCTGTACTTTAAGAACAGTGCAGGAACTGTAAAGCTTCTTGCATCTTCTGCTTCTACAACTAACGTCCAAACTATTTCTTTTGGCACAACAGGATTAACCCCTTCAACTGCAACATCAGGTGCTGTAACAGTCGCAGGAACATTAGCTATAGCTAACGGTGGTACAGGATCAACATCTACAACTTACTGTAGTTTAACATCCAATGTAACAGGAACCCTTCCTATTGCTAACGGTGGAACAAATATCACAACTTACACAACAGGCGATATTCTTTACTCATCAGCTTCTAACGTATTATCAAAATTAGGTATTGGCTCATCAGGTCAAATTCTTACTGTGTCAGGTGGCGTTCCTGCATGGGGCGCAGCTCCTTCTACAGGTTTAACGGTAGGTACGACATCAATTGCAAGTGGTACTGACACATATATTTTATATAATAACGCAGGCACCTTAGGCAATCTAGCAACTACAGGAACAGGAGATGTAGTAAGAGCTACTTCACCAACACTTGTAACTCCTGCATTAGGAACACCGTCATCAGGCACATTAACAAGCTGTACAGGTCTTCCATTATCAACAGGTGTGACAGGAACTCTTCCTGTAGCAAACGGCGGAACAGGGCAGACTACATATACTGACGGTCAACTTTTAATTGGTAACACAACAGGTAACACACTTGCAAAAGCTACACTTACAGGCACATCAAATCAAGTTGTTGTAACTAACGGCTCAGGTTCTATTACACTATCAACACCACAATCCATTGGAACAGCGTCATCTGTTCAATTTGGTTCGTTTGGTGTAGGTACAGGGGCTTCAGGTACATCAGGTGAAATTCGTGCAACAAACAACGTAACAGCTTATTACTCATCTGATATTAGACTTAAATCTAACATTAACGACATCTCTAACGCTTTAGATAAAGTTACTCATATTGGAGGTAAAACTTTTGATTGGTCAGATAACTATATTGCTGAACATGGCGGTGAAGATGGCTATTTTGTGCAAAAATCAGACTTTGGCGTAATTGCTCAAGATGTTCAAGAAGTATTTCCACAAGCTGTCAGAACAAGAGAAGATGGCACATTAGCTGTAGACTATGCAAAATTAAGCGCTTTAGCATTTGCAGCAATAAAAGAATTATCAGAAAAAGTTAAAATATTAGAGGCTAAATAATGGCACTCAATGGATCAGGTCCGATAAGCCTTGCAGGTGCAACAGCAGGTCAATCAATTGCATTAGAGTTAAGCTTGTCCCCAACAGGGCAAATTAGTCTCAATCAATCAGATGTAAGAACGCTAGCAGGCGTTCCTAGTGGCGCAATCATCATGCCAACAAACTTTTATGGCAAATCAAGTGCATCCTACCTAGTAGCAACAGGTGGAACACAAACCACAAGTGGCAATTATAAAATACACACCTTTACGGGTAATGGAACTTTTACTGTTACTAGCCTTGGAGCAGGACAAGCAGAAGCAGGGGTTGTAGAATACTTAGTACTTGGCGGTGGCGGTGGCGGCGGTGGCGGTAATGGCGGCGGTGGCGGCGGTGCAGGGGGCTATAGAACGAATGGAACTAATAATTTTAGCGTTGCTGTACAAGCATATGGTATAACTGTTGGTGGTGGCGGTGGAGGCTATTCAAATGGATCAAATTCTGTATTCTCTTCAATAACCTCACCTGGCGGTGGTCACGGTGGAGGTGAGATAAGCGGTAATGGTAATCCAGGGGGTTGCGGCGGCGGAGGCGGCGGAGTTCCTTCAGGCGGTGGAACGGGATCATATGGTGGTAATGGTGCTGGAGGAGCAGAATATAGCGAAGATAATAGAATGGGCGGAGGTGGAGGAGGTGCATCCGCTAACGGTTCTGCTCAAAATGGTGGTCAAGCAGGACCAGGCGGTGCTGGCTCTGCTAGTTCAATAACAGGATCTTCTGTAACTAGAGGCGGTGGCGGAGGCGGATCAAGATATAGAGAAGGTGGTAATGGTAGTGGCGGTAGTGGTGGCGGTGGTCCAGGTGGCGGTACTGATGGTCCAGGCTACAATGGAACAGATGGATTAGGTGGTGGCGGAGGCGGTGCAGGTGATAATACTTACCCTGGTGGTGGTGGTACAGGCGGTTCAGGAATTGTAATTATTAGATATAGGTATCAATAATATGGCACATTTTGCAAAAATAAATTCAAATACAAACATTGTTTTAGAAGTTAATGTTGTAAATAATGAAGACATTCAAAATTTACCGTTTCCTCAAAGTGAATCTATTGGCATTACCTTTTTAATTCCGTGGAATACACCTGATACTTATTGGAAACAAACTTCTTATAACAAGAATTTTCGTAAGAATTACGGGTCTATTGGATATACTTATGATGAAGGGCGTGATGCTTTCATTCCTCCTAAATTTTTTCCATCATGGGTATTAGATGAAGACACTTGCCAATGGAAAGCTCCAATAGATAAACCTGATGATGGTCAATTTTATGTATGGAATGAAGATAATTTGTCGTGGGATCTTTTTAAATAGCGGAGAAACAAATGAAGGAAAATATTAATTTAGTTTTAACTTTAGACGAGGCAAATTTACTTTTAGCAAATATGGGTAGATTACCTTACGATCAAGTGCATGTTTTGATTAAAAAAATTCAAGAACAAGGTGCTCCACAAGCTGAAGAAATTATGAAGGCTCGCGAAGCTGAAGAAACAAAAGCAGAATAAAGGAATGGTATTATGTCTCAACAGCAAATACATGAGGTTGACAATCGTCTAAGTACTCACGAGGAAGTTTGTGCGTTGAGATATGAAGCAATTAACGCAAGACTAAAAAGATTAGAAGGTATCCTAATGGCATCTGCGGGTGCCATTATTCTTTTGTTACTTAGCATTGTTTTAAAATGAAAAATATTATTGCTTTATTGTTGTTTATTGGCTTAATGGGATGCACATTGCATACATGGGCAGAGACAACTACCATTAACCAAAAAGGTATGCCCGTACCTAGCGCTATGGCACCTAGTATGTCTGCGTTCTCACAAGATGTTTGTGCAGTGCCTATTAGTGCAGCAGGTAATTTAGGCTTTATCTCTTTATCAGGCGGTACAGTTTTACTCGATGAAAACTGTGTAAAGATCAAGCTTGCTAAAACATTAAATGATTTAGGACTTAAAGTAGCTGCCGTATCGGTGCTATGCCAAGATCCTAAAGTATGGGATGCTATGGAAATGAGTGGTTCACCTTGTCCTATGGGTGGTGCTGTAGGTTATACAGCTAAGAAAGCTTGGTACGAAAAAGACCCCGAAAAGTTTAAGAAATTATATGGTCAGAATTACACTCTTCCTACTCCTCCTACTACTAAGGAATAATGCATATGCTTGGTCTTGCAATTTCCAAAATACAGAAGATGGGTGGTATCTTCAGGGGTCTATGGTGTGCAATGGTATTGACCCTCAAGAAGCTCTACAACAACATTATTGCTCTTGGTATAGACCTAATGATCCATATTGTGCAATCTACCAAGTTCCTGTTTGCCAAGATCAAGTTGAGTATAGGTCTTTGTCGTGCTCGATTCATTATAGTGGAGCTGTTAATCAGAGCAGGTCTTTTGCTTGTGCTACGAACGCTTGGTCAGATTGGTACACTACTAGCGACAATTGCGTGCAAGATCCGCCAACATGTATTGAGTCTACTGAAACAAGGCAATTAGCATGCTCAAGTGGGTTAGAAGGTTTGTTACAAGAACAAAGAACTTCGATTTGCTCAGATCCGTATGGTACGCCAACTTGGACTGCATGGTCGGAATTACTCAATACTTGCAAGATGACAGCGACCAACGTAAACAATGTAGCGAGCCCTGTGAGCCCAATAAGTCCGTTGAATCCAAACAGTGTGATCAACCAAGTCACTACTGCACCAATCATTCAACCCGAACCTGTAATTGTTCAGGACACGACTGCATTGACAACGACAGAGACGCCAACTACTTCTGTAGCTACAGTAACAAGCTCTCAGGTAACGACAGAAAAACAAAGTACTACGACGACGTCGGGTACAGATAAAAAAGAAGACATTAAAGCTATAGCTGTACCGAAGGGGAAAGATTTAGTACCAGGCTTTGGAATTGTATTATCTATGCAACTTCTAAATTCAGGTTATAACATGCAACAACAACAAATTCAGGAATCGATTAAACTTATACAGGAACAAGATTATGAGCGACAACAAAACATATTCATTGACTTTATCATCTCAAATGATTCTAGGGATTATCTTATCCGTGCTAGTGCCATTAGGTGGCGCAGTATATTACGGGATAACCCTCTTCAACGATTTGACAGGGACGATTGAAGAAGTAAAAAAGATGTCTAGCGTTGAAACTAGAATTGTTGTGCTAGAAGATAGAAGCAGAACAACAGAGCGTCAATTAGTAGATGTGATGATGTCTAACAATCGCGCACTAGAAAAGGCAAACGAAGCTTACGGTCGTGCAATTGAAGCCAACAGCGTTGCTAAATCATCACAAGATAAAATTACAGACACCGTAGCTAACGTAAAAGATGAAATGAAGCAATTACGCAAAGCTATGATTAACCCACTAGGAAACTAATATGCTATCAATACTCTCAGGATTACTCGGTATATTCTCATCAGGATTACCTAACTTACTTTCATTTTTTCAAAATAAATCGGATCAAAAGCATGAGCAAACCATGGCAAAACTTGCTATGGATCAACAGATTTTAATGGCTGAAAAAGGCTTTAAATCTCAAGAGCGTATTGAAGAAATAAAGCTTCAAGAAGTAGAGGCTGAGACTTACGCTCAAGAAAGAACAGCTTTGTATGATCACGACAAGACTCTTATGGAAAAAGCTTCACAAAATGTAGTGGATTTAAACGCTAGAGTACGTCCTTATGTCGCATTCACTTTTGTAGGTTTATTGGTATTTACTGACGTAGCAGGCTTAGTTTGGGCTATATGGACGGGTGTTGACTTTGCATTAGCAATGGGTGAAGTGTTCTCAGACCAAGAGATGGCCATCGTGGCGAGCATAATTGGCTTTTATTTTGGGTCTCGTCAATGGGAAAAGCATAGCGGTAAATGAAGGTTTCTAACGAAGCTTTAAGAATGATCAAGCACCACGAAGGTGTAAGATTAAGGCCATACCAAGATCCCATAAAACTGTGGACAGTGGGCGTGGGTCATTTGATTGGGGACGGCAAATCTCTTCCCACAGAATGGAATAGATCGTTTACAATCCAAGAAATTGATCAAATTTTAAGGCAAGATTTAGCGAGGTTTGAAAAAGGTGTCGCACGACTATGTCCTGTTCCTCTTACACAAGGTCAATTCGATAGCTTGTGTAGCTTTGCTTTTAATTGTGGTCTTGGGAGACTACAGTCGTCAACACTCCGTCAAAAGGTTTTGCGCGGAGATACTAAAGGTGCCGCTGACGAGTTTCTCAAATATACAAAAGCGGGTGGTAAGGTATTTAAAGGGTTAGTTACACGCCGTAATGACGAGCGTGCTTTATTTTTAAAGGGTATAGAATGACAACAGCAGTAGCAATGACCTATGATAGCTTGGTTGAAAACATTCAATCATACCTCGAGCGTACGGATCAAGCAACACTTGAAAAGATCCCTCTATTTATCATGCTTGCAGAACAAGTGATTGCGTCTGAAATTAAGTTTTTAGGTAACCTTAATGTAGCTAACTCAACATTTACCGTAGGTCAAAACACGCTACAAAAGCCTGCTCGTTGGCACAAGACTGTGTCTATGAATATT